GAAGCATTGGTCAATCTATAAATCGTGATACGTGTTTTGCATGAGTCACCGATTCCAAATCCACAGAGCTATTGGCTTTATCGGATTCCATCGTGATCGATCGAGAATCATCGAAATATTAACTCTTGACGTACCTTCGTCAATTGAGTTTGTCGGTGTGACTGATCTCCGTGTTGAGTCTGTGTGGCCTCAGTTAGGTGAGAATCAATATTCTCTACTTCCTGATAGTGAAACTCAGATTGATTTTGAGTTCCTACCAGTTCGTGTGGAAGTTGTCTGTCGAGTTTGCGCTGCGTCTCTGTCCGTAGTTTTCGATAAGGAGCAATTCTATTTCGAAGGCCGCGGTTACTTTGTACCAGTCACTCAAAACGGGCAATTGTTTAGGGTCGGCACACTCCGGGAGACGGGAGAGAGATACTTCTACTTCTGTGACAAATCTGTCTGCAAGCAATGTATCATCCAAGCTGCACACAGTTCCTGATTACTCTAGCAAATATGGTGTGCGGAGCCATCTTGATAGACATCTACACTGTAGGGGCTTATCAGCCAGGCTCACTAGTTCCAATAGTGGCCTGGATGACCCCACTCGCTACGCTGCTCTGGTTGAGCGCGTCGTTCGTGATTTACCTATATAGGTATCTAACACTTCGACTACTCCCAGAAGACAAGCTAGCGAGGGTCTATTATACGGCGCAATCTGCTCCGTATTTTGATCCAGCGCTAGGTGTTATGATGCGCTTCGCTCCAAGTCACGGCGGCGCCAGTATTGAAGTTCAAGTGAATCCATCATGGATTAGCCTCTTAGGTAGCTCCCTTAAGCTAAACGAAGGTGACGCTTCTAATGAGTCTGCCGTGTTGGGTAGCTTCTACTCTACGGTTAAGCCCGGGGACGAACCAGCTAGCTTGGTTGCCATTAAGAGTGGACCTCAGACCATTGGTTTTGGTTGTAGAACCAAGATAGATGGTGAGGACTGCCTTTTGACAGCTAACCATGTTTGGAACAATTCCATGCGCCCAACTGCCTTAGCAAAAGCCGGAAAGCAGGTCGCGGTTGAAGAGTGGGACATCCCAGTCTCCTGTGACCATAAGATGCTCGACTTCGTTGTGGTGTGTGTGCCAAAACATGTGTGGTCCAAGCTAGGAGTGAAGGCAACTCAACTGGTTTGCCCCTCTGACAAGGACACCGTTACATGCTACGGTGGGCCCAGTTCTGATAGCTTGTTGTCTGGTGTTGGTACTTGTGGCAGGTCTGACTTCTCTTGGAAGTTGACCCACTCTTGTCCCACCGCAGCTGGCTGGAGCGGAACGCCCATATACTCTAGCAGAGGAGTAGTCGGGATGCACGTTGGGTTTGAAGATATCGGAAAACTCAATCGTGGTGTGAATATGTTCTATGTGTCAAATTATCTGTTGAGGTCTCAAGAGACTCTGCCTCCAGAGCTTTCCGTTATCGAAATACCTTTCGAGGACGTTGAAACCAGGAGCTATGAGTTTATTGAGGTTGAGATAAAAGGCAGAGGAAAGGCTAAACTTGGTAAGCGTGAGTTCGCTTGGACTCCGGAATCAGGGAAATATTGGGCTGATGAGGAAGAAGACGCCTTGCCACCACCACCCAAAATGGTGAATGGAAAGATGATCTGGGACCATGCTCAAGAGACCGTCGCTGAGCCTTTAAACTACCAGCGGGCGGCAGGGTCAAGGCCCTCGCCGCCCTCACTCAACTTGCATCCTACAACTTTGAAGAAGGAGAGATCGCCTCTACTAGAGGAATGCCCCTTCGATTTGTTGGTCAGTCGTCTTGCAAGTTTAGAGAACTGTGTAGAAAAGATACTCCAGATGAAGTCCTCAGAGCTGTTAGGGTCTTCCCAGAGCTGTCTGATTACTCCTGGCCCGATAGAGGCTCTAAAGCAGAGCTTCACTCCTTGCTACTCCAAGCAGGAAAGTTTAATCCCTCCAGAGTCCCAAGGAATCTTGAAGGAGCTTGCCAAAACCTCCTTGAGCGCTCCCCCGCCTCCAAACCCTGTTGTTGCCTCCGTGGTGACGCCTGGTCCTTCGACGCAGTCTTCGAACAAGTCTGCAAGAAGGCGCAATCGGCTGAAATCAACGAAAAGGCCAGCCCAGGGGTCCCCCTCGCCCGTCTCGCTTCCACAAACGGATACCTCCTCAAAAGGCACTTAGAACTAGTTGCTCTCTGTGTCACTGAGAGACTGTTCTTACTTAGCGAAGCCGTTGATCTGCAAAACAAGTCCCCTGTGGAATTAGTCCAAATGGGCTTGTGTGATCCGGTTAGGTTGTTTGTAAAGCAGGAACCCCACACCTCCCGAAAGGTGAAGGAAGG